GGAAGTATAGGACAGACAGGAAACGCGAAGAATGCAGACGGTTGATTCGTCCCGGTGCAGGAAGCGCGCGGATATAAGGAAACGGAACCAAGCGGGAAAAGCCCGGTCGGGATGGCGAAGCCAGTCCTTCCGGGAACTCCAGGCGGGGTTCCGTTTTTGATTGGGACAAGACCCCGTTTAAATCGTATCAGGACCCGTTTAAAAGCGTTCAAAAGATTCCCAGCGGGGAAACGCCCCAATAGACGGGAAATTCCAAATACGGGCCGTATATGAAGCCGGGAACGGCAGGGAGGAGATGGGAGCCATGAGGAAAGGAAAGCAGAAAAGCATTGACACCTTGATGGGGGCACTGGCGGAGGCGGAAAGCCGGGCTTTTTATGAGGAAGAGGACAACGTTTTAAACGACCTGGATGAACTTTTGAACGTTTTTTTAAGGAAGGGTGAGGAGCCGGAACGCAGGCAGCTTTTAAAGGAGTATGATTCCGGCCTGCCACTTACCGGACCTGAGGGGATCCGCAGGAAGCTGGGAGCCATTGACATGGAGTTTTTTGGCCGCGCTTACTTCCCCCACTACTTTTCCAAGCCCTCCCCTAGCTTCCACCGGGACCTGGACGCCATCTGGCAGCAGGGCGTGTTAAAGGGCCGCTTCCCCATCACACCGAAGGCAGCCAGGGAGATTGACCGCCTGCCTGGATGCCGCCGGGCCGTGGCAGCCCCCCGAGGCCATGCGAAGAGCACCACGCTGACCTTCAAGGGCAGCATGCATGCCATCCTGTATCAGTACAAGCATTATCCCATTATCCTCTCTGACAGTTCGGACCAGGCCGAAGGATTCCTGGAGAACATCCGTGTGGAGTTTGAGGAAAACGGCCTGATACGGGAGGACTTCGGGAACCTGCAGGGAAAGGTATGGCGTAACAATGTAATATTGACTACCACCAACATCAAGGTGGAGGCCATCGGGTCAGGCAAGAAGATACGAGGCAGGAAGCACCGGAACTGGAGGCCGGACCTGCTGGTGCTGGATGATATTGAAAATGATGAGAACGTCCGGACAGCGGAGCAGCGTTCCAAGCTTTCAAACTGGTTTAACAAGGCCGTTTCCAAGGCAGGCGACAGCTATACGGATATCGTGTATATCGGGACCCTGCTGCATTATGACAGCCTATTAGCCCATACCCTGACCAACACGGGGTATAAATCCATCAAATACAAGGCAGTGCTCTCTTTCTCCCAGGCAGATGACCTCTGGAAGGAATGGGAGGACATCTACACGGACCTTTCCAATGATTCCCATGCGGAGGACGCAAAGGCATTCTTTGAAGCCCATAAGGCAGAGATGCTCAAAGGGACGGAGGTCCTGTGGGAGGAGAAGCTGTCCTATTATGACCTGATGAAGATCCGGATTGATGAGGGAGAGGCATCCTTTAATAGTGAGGAACAGAACGAGCCCATCAATCCGGATGACTGCCTGTTCCAGGAGGAATGGCTGGATTACTACAACGAAGCCGAGGTGGACTTTAAGGACCGCAGCTTTGTGTTTTACGGCTTTGTGGACCCATCCCTTGGAAAGACCAAGCACAGCGACTTTTCGGCTATCATCACACTGGCTAAGCATAAGGGAACGGGATATATGTATGTGTTTGACGCCGATATCGAGCGCCGCCATCCGGACCGCATCATATCGGATATCCTGGAAAAGGAGCGGCGGATCAGACGGGATTATGGCAGGGGATATAAGAAATTCGGTTGTGAGACGGTGCAGTTCCAATGGTTCTTAAAGGAGGAGCTGGTAAAAGCCAGCGCCAGAGCGGGGCTGTACCTGCCTGTGGAGGAAGTCCCACAGACGGCGGACAAAACGCTGCGCATCCAGACCATGCAGCCGGATATCAAGAACAAATACATTAAGTTTAACCGACGCCATAAGCGCCTGCTGGAGCAGCTGGTACAGTTCCCAATGGGAGCCCATGATGACGGCCCAGACGCTCTGGAGGGGTGCCGGACCCTGGCCAAGAAAGTCAGAAAGTTTAAGGTCATCCCAAGGGAAAGCTTGATCTGATAAGAAAGAGGAAAGAAGGAATCCAATGATTGTATATATGGACCGGGCCTCCATCGAGTCCCTGACGGTGAAGGATATCCGGGAAATCGTGGTGAAGCAGAGTTACCAGATGAAATATCAGAAACTGGAACGCTACTATGTGGGGGATCATGACATCCTGCATTCAGAGAGAACGGATAAGACCGGAGGTGACAACCGGATTGTCAATAACATGGCCCGCTACATCACCGACACGGCCACGGGCTATTTCCTGGGGCAGCCGGTGGTGTACAGCTCCGAGAACGAGGAATATCTGCAGACCATCCAGGATATCTTCGACTATAACGATGAGCAGGATCACAACACGGAGCTGGGGAAACAGTGCAGCATCAAGGGGGACTGCTTTGAGATGGTCTATCTGGATGAGGACGGGAGGATCCGGCTGGGCCTGGTTTTCCCGGAAAACCTTATCCTGTTTTATGAGACGGAAAGCGAGTTCACCTCCCCGCTTGCGGCTATCCGCATGGTGCGGGGCATGGATAAGAATGGGAACATCCTCCTGCGTGTGGAGTTTTGGACATGGACCCGGGTTATCTACCTACGATCTTTTAACGGAGGAATGTTAGAAGTGACCGGGTGGAAAGAGCATTACTGGAATGATGTGCCATTCTGCGAGTACGTCAACAACCGGGAGCGGATTGGGGATTTTGAAGGGGTCCTTTCTGAGATTGATGCCTATAACCGGGTGCAGTCCAATACGGCCAACTATTTCCAGTACAATGACGATGCCATCCTGAAGGTGACGCGGCTGGGGGATGTGGATTCCAAGGACATCGCGCAGATGAAGCGGGAACGTGCCGTTATTCTGGAGGATGGAGGGGATGTGGGCTGGATTTTAAAGACAGTGGATGACACGGCGCTGGAGAACTATAAGAACCGGCTGCGTGAGGATATCCATCTGGGAGCCAATGTCCCCAACATGACAGATGAAGCGTTTGGAGGGAACCTGTCCGGGGTGGCGGTATCCTATAAGCTGTGGGGCCTGGAGCAGATATGCGCCATCAAGGAACGGAAGTTCAAGCGGGCCCTGCAGCGGAGGATTGAACTGATCACCCACGTCCTGAACCTGCTGGGACATAACTATGATTACCGGGACCTTGATATGCAGTTCCGGCGTAATAAGCCGCAGAACATTCTGGAGCAGTCACAAATCATCGGAAACCTGTCCAGCATGCTGCCCAAGGAGACGCTATTGCAACTCCTGCCCTTTGTGGACAATCCGAAGGAGGAACTGGAAAAGCTGGAGGAGGAGAAACAGGAAGGGGTGGAATCCTTTGGGATGTACCAGAACCTGGCCCGGGCTTTCCAGACCCGTGAAACCAGACTGGAGGGAACGGCTGAGCCGGAAGAGGAGGCTGAGAAAGGATGAACCAGCGGCAGCGCAATGCATGGATTGAAGCAGCAAAAGAACAGGTCTTAAGAAACGCAGAAGCGTCCGATGGATGCGAGGCAGACTTGATGGAGCTGTATGACGAATGTGTGAATGGCCTTGAAAATGAAATACGGGCCTTTTACAGCCGGCATGCAAGGGACAATCAGCTGACAGAGGCCCAGGCCTCAAAGCTGCTGACGGGAAAGGAATACAGTACATGGAAAAACTCACTGGAAGGGTACCTTGAGGAACTGGAAGGCCAGGGGAAGGATTCGCGGCTGGCCTTGGAACTGAACACCCTGTCGGCCAAGAGCCAGGTCAGCCGGAAGGAGCAGCTGCTGGCAAATATCTACCACAACATGGCCCGCCTGGCCGGCCGGTCAGAAACAGAGCTGACCGGACTGCTGGAAGGCCTGGTGCAGACCAACTATGAACGTAAAATGTTCGATATCCAGAGTATCGGGGGAGTGGCCTGGGATGTGTCGAAGGTGGATGAACGGCTGTTAAAGCAGATATTATCTTATCCATGGAGCGGAAAGCAGTATTCAAAAGCGCTTTGGGACAACACGGACCAGCTGGCAGCGCTGACCCGCCGTGAGCTGACTCTGGGATTCATGAGCGGGGCCAGTGTGGATAAGATTGCAAAGGAGATTGACGATGTGATGGGGAAGGGAAGGTATGCGGCCCAGCGTCTGGTACGGACAGAGGCCAGCTACTTTGCCAATCAGGGTCAGCTGCTTGCGTATCAGGATGCCGGGGTGACAAAGTACCGTTTTCTGGGCGGAGGCTGTGAAATTTGCCAGCGCCTGAATGGTCAGGTGTTTGAACTATCAGACGCGCGGGCCGGGGAGAACCTGCCGCCCATCCATCCGAACTGCAAATGCACCACGGTGGCAGCCTATGATATACCCGTATTTAAACAACGCCAGGGAAATCCGCTGAAAAGTAATCCGAAGTTTGAAGAATGGAAGAAAAAACATATGGAGGAAGCGGATAAAGCAGAATCAGAACCAGGACAGGAAAATGCGAAGAAAGGCATCTTTGCGAATCTAAAGGATCGGCGGGAGGCGACCGGCCTGCTGCAGCCCTACGCATCCAAGGTAAAGGTGACCGGGGAGGTGAATCAAGCAAATTACAAGAAAGCAGCTGCGGAGCTGGAACGGCAGCTTGCAAAGGCCCCGTTTCAGAAACTGGATGAAATCACAATATTTGATTCCCGGGATGCTCCTGGAAAAATGGGCTCAGCCGTAGGAAAACGATTGCGGATGGGTACGGCGCTCATGAATGCGCCGGAGCAGTATTATGAAGGAAGTGTACTGAACTGGACAAAACGGATTGAAGCTTCCATGGGAAAGCTGCGGGCGAGACTAAATGAAGGGGCGTCGGAAGCAGTCAGGGAGGCATATGGCAGGACGAGTGGAATTAAAACGTTACAGCCGGGGAAATGTCTTATATAAAGGCCGTGAGATAGCATGCGTCATCCAGCATGAAATGATGCATATGATTGTAAACGAAACAGGGATGCGGGATGACAGGAAATTAAAGGAATGTTATAATAGGGCTATGAAAAGCGGCGATGTTTATGGTATTTCCTACCGTGCTTCGGAAAATGAACGGGAGTTTATTTGTGAGGCGGCGGTTATGTACGAAAACGGGGAGCCGATGCCGGAATACATAAAACGCCTGGTGAAGGAGTGTAAATCGCATGAAGCATGAGAACTGTGAAAACTGCCTGGTATACGATGAACTGATGGAGGGAATCCTGGCTCCCTGTGATGAAGAGGAGGCATGGAAGCTCCACTACTGTCTGTCATATGAAAAAGGAATCCCAAAAGAGATATGGTCCGGGAAGAACGCCTGCCCGCATCGGATTGAGCCAGAATCATCTGGAGGGAACGATACAGTAACGAAATGAGAATGAGTCCCAGCTATGGGGCTTATTTTATTACGCAAAAATAGGAGCAATGGAAGGAGAATATCATGGAAAAACGTAAATTACTGTTAAAGGACGGAACAGCCATCATCTTGGAAGCCGGATCCTGCCTGGGGCAGATGGAGGCCGCCCATGAGGGGAGGGAAGACTTCATGGCGGTCCCTCACCT